CCTTCAACCGTGCCACCATCAGCAAGCACCCTATCCTTGTAGGCCCAATAGATGTCGTACCCTTCTCCCCATTTACCTAGGTATACGGGCACGACCTCATTACCAGAGTCCTGTATGTACTTAACAGCATTGACAGAGGCAAAGCCTTTGTCTACCTCTTTGTTTGCCGCCTCTATAAATATGTGGTAACCATTAGACACCTCGAAGATGTCTGTGCTTCCCGTATCATTTGAGATTGTAGGAGGGTCAGCCTTATTGTAGTAGCTAACATTGTAGTCTACCTGTACCCAATACACTGAGCCGTCAGGGACATAGCTGACATCTGTAGGATCAAAGCCTGTGTAGTCATTGTCTATGTACTCCTGCACAAACTTAGAGATGTCAAAGGATACATCTTGCCCTGCGAACACATCCCTAAAAAGGGTGTAGGTCGCTGAGGCAGGTTTACTGCTCCTCGAGCCATTCCATATAAAGACCTCAATAGTCGCATCCGTTATAGAGGATGCAAGACTTGAGTAGTTAGCTGTGATGAATATAGGACTGCGTGAGCCTACTAAACTGCTTGGTGCTATTATTGGCATACTAGAAAGGTTTTATCTCCTTCAAAAATTCGTCTACATCTTTACCGAGGGCCACCAAGAAATCAGGTGGCAGCTTTTCAAACTCGTCTCTAAACGGTTGACTGAACCACTCTGTCTTGGGTATACCTCGCATCTTAATCTTGCGAGCAATACCCAACGCAAAGCCCTTCTTTGCTTCTTCAGTCTGCTTAACAAACTGATTGGTCTCAGGGTCTCGTACCTTAATCCTGCGTACCCTCATCCACTCAAGGATGAACTTTGTAGGGGGCTGCTTACTCCTAAATGAGAAACGGCTGTTACCTGGCACTCTATACTTGACACCATCAACACCCTCATCTAGGTAAGTACCATAAGGCACGTTAAAGAAGAAGTCAAGTGCAGGGTGTGGTGATAGGGCAGTGACAAAACTGACACTATCCTTTAGGCTTCCCGTGGCTACATTTCTTCTACGCTTTATAGTTCCGTCATTATATCTAATGCTACGAGTAGCCCCAAGGTTGAGTTGTGCTGCTTTCTTAACACGCTCACCAAAGGCTTTCATCACTGCCTCCTGATTGGCTTTTCTTATCCTTGTTCTTGACATATGTCTATCGTGTTCGGTACACTGATATTTAGCGTTACTGACCAACCCACAAGTAGGTTCTCGTAACGATCCATAAATGGCTGACAGCTTGGGTCACCCTCTAGCTGATACTTGTCAGAGAATAGGTCACCACGCTTCAGGGCTTGCACCAAGTCATTAACAACATAGAACTGAGTGTTGAGTAAGTCCTGTTCAATACCCACTCCGTAGAATGGCTCTGCCTCATCTCTAGGGTCATCCTTGCTTACGTCTGCAACATCCATACACATAACACTTACAGAGAATGTAGCAATCTGATTGCTGATTGTAGCGTTATCTATCATCATATGTGAGAGGGGGAAGATGCTCTGCTTGTTCAGGTCTACCTCCATAATGTCCCCAAAAGTAACCGTGTTCACCTGAGCGTTTGCCTCTAGGTGGTTCTTGATTGTTGTAAGAATATCATATACCATAAAAGGTTAACCCCTTTGCGCCCTATTTGTAGCACAAGCGGTTAACCTTTCTTCTTGAGTAGCATTCTCTCTACCTCATTCTTCTCCTTATCGAATATCATTTTGAGGAACACACGCTGAAAGGCTTGGTTAGTTACAGCCTCGTATTTGTTGATGTCTCCCCCTGCCAGATGGTCTATGCTTCCATACCAACCCCACTTCCTTGAGAAGTTGGCTTGAAGGCTGAGGTCAGTATGTCCTTCGGGTTCTTCGGCAAAGAGTTCGGGGTATCGCTCGATAACTCCTTTCTTACAGTCCAAAAAAAAAGCGTTGCACCTAATCCTGCTCCGAGTGGGAAGTCCTTATATCCCTCGTTAGGCTGATACTCTTCTATGTCGTACTTACTACCTACCCTCTCTGTAATCGGGCGGTAGAGTACGCCTAGTGCCTTGTGCATATTTTGCACATCAGTAAGGTAGCTGTCTAAATCTATGTACTCCCCAAAGGTTAACTCCTCTAGGTTAGGGACGAACCCATAGTCCTTACCTCGGTACTTAACGATGGGCTGTAGCTTGTGATCTTGGGCCAACATCTCAAAGAGTTCGTTAGTCATCGCATAGAAGTCTGTGGTCTGCATCTTGAGGGCCTCCCGTATTGGTAGCCCTAAGAATATCTCTGCAGCTTTCAGGGTCTTGAAGTTACTCTCCCCCTCTTCTATTGTCACATACTTCTGATACTGCTCAATGGTTAACTCATCAGCGTGCTCAGGGAATCGTACTTTAACGTACTGCGTATCTGCCATAATTAGGTCTCGTTAGTTTATTGTAGGTTGCGTATCGCATAGCATCGATGGCGTGGTTAAATGCATCTATAGGTTTGTTGAGTAGCTTGCCGTTCTTGTCTTCTACCCATTTGTAATTCCTCATCTCTTTAACCAGGTTGTGACCTGAGCAGTTTAGCTTGTACCGCTTGAGTACGTCTATCCCTGCGTTGATGGAGTCAGCCCCCTTCTTGGTGGGCTTGACATTCCATCCCATTCTATAGAGTTCCTCGATACTCTTAGGCTCTGCCGAGTCAGCAAATATCTCAGCCCTGCGGTCTATACCTAGGGCTTTCATTTTCTCAGAGATGTCTCTGTTGGTAAGGTTGGTTTCATACAGCAGTTCCTTGATGTATAGAGAATGGTCTTTGCTATACACAGCGACTAGGGAGGTAGGGTCATTAGTAAACCCGAAGTCCATCCCATAGGCTAGGAAGGTGCAGCCCTCCTCAACCTCTCCCTCTTGGAAGGTAAAGACGGTTGCCTTGCTCTGGCCTCGCTCCCCTAAACCATAGATGCGCCAATAGTCCTCATCGGTATCCTTGAGCCTCTCAATCTCTGAGACGATGCTGCGATCCAAAAAGGGGTTATCGACATAGGTGCTTTTGATGAAGGTGACATCGTCACGGGTCAGTAGCTTATCGTATATCCAATGGAAGTCATCGGAGGGGTTGTAGTCAAGGTATATCTTTTCAGTGGTACGCACGAGTAGCTGAAAGAAGTCTTCCCACGTTAGTTCATTCGCCTCATTGCAGAACAGGTAGTTCCTCCTTGCCCCCCTCTTTTTCTGAGGTTGGTCAAGGGAAACAAACTCAATGATGTTTCCGTTAAGCCTGTAGATATGCTCTGACTTGTTATGGTTCTTCTCTGAGTACAGACCTGCGTTGGTGAGTATCTCTATGAAGTCCCTCATCGCTGTCATCTTTAATGACGGCAGTGACTTCCTTACAATGGTGAATACCTTACCCTGTTCGGATAGGGCTAGTACCATAATGAGTTGCAGGAGTGAGTAGGTCTTGCCAGAACGTGTCCCCCCTTGGTTGACTACAATCTTGGTAGGGGCTTCCCAATTCCTCTCAAATATCTCACTCGTCTTTATTGCTACGCTTGACAATTTCTATCTTGACTTCGTTAATTTCCTCGTCTGTCTCAATCTTATTCTCGACCCTAGCGAGTTTAGGGGTGGTGTACTCTGCCATCTTGTTGATGATGTCTAAGGCCTCTTTGGGGGAGTCCTTAGCCACCTTGTTTAGCCAAGTGGTCATATTCTCTAGGTTATCCTCTACGAGCTTTGTAAAGGCTTCTCTAATTGTATTGGTGGTTTTGTTAACAGAACCCTTTGGTCTGCCGTTAGGGTTTCCACTCTCCCCCTGTTTAAACTTTCCCATCTGTTTAATCCTGTTGTTTACAGGTTAACCTAAAAATCAACAAATCGTTTTAGCAGTTCCTGTTCATCTCTAGCGAGTTGCCCCCTTAGGTGCACTTGTATGAGTACATCTAAGAGGGCTTTGTAGTTGTGCTTGTTTATAAGCATCAGTTCAGTACCTGGCTTTTGGATCATCAGAACTTGAGTAATCGTTTTCGTCTCTCGTACTTCCGTATGAGTTTGCCTAGGTTCTCTAGTTGTATGTCTGTCCCCTCGTTAAAGCCTGTGTGGGCTGACGAGGTGACGGTGTTTATTATATCCCATCGTATATCAGTGAGGTATTTCTCTGTGTATCTGATGTGGCGTTTCTTTCGGAGGTATGCTTTAATCTTTCTTTTCATATCTCTTGAGTATTTTCTCTAATGCTTTGCAGCGTAGGTATTCCCTGCGGAGCATATAGAGTACCATTATGGTAACAAGTATTAGGCTAATCATTTTCTATTCCGTTATCGGTTAGGTCTCTATTCATTAGGTGTATCAGGCAGTTGTTCTGGCTCATCTCTTTCTACTTTTTGAATGGCTTTACGTTCAATGATGCGCTCGGCAATTTTGTTGCCGACTCGCTGCATTGCCCGTCTTGCTCTTCGGTTGGGTTTATGGTCATTCATCTCTCTTTGGTGTTAAAGGTTCTATTAAAGACACAAAACCCTATCGTTCTGTATCATTATTGGTTTTTATATGTATCTGCATACAATCTAAAGGTTTTGCCGTTTTTTATATGCTTTGGCATATTGTAAGGTTATAGCCTTACCGAAATCAAATCTCGTCAGGTTTTACCCTTACTTTGTGTACCAGATTATACAATTTTACCCTTATTTTGTGACAATTTAAGGTTCATTGTTGTGAGGATTTGCGATTTGCGAATCACGAATTATCGTGGGTCTATGTCTTCTTCGGTTATTGATATAACAATGTTATTGTACTTGAGGCTCTGGAGTGCTCGTCTGCACTCCCTAGCCTTCTCCATAGTATCAAAGATTGCTTCAAACCTATCTTCTACATATACTCTAAACTTTCTCATAGCTCTCCCTGTATAGTATAGTTATTCACCTCTTGCTGAATCTCCTCAAGCGTGCGATCCTCGAAGAAGTCGCTGTACTGCTGAAGGGCGTACATCACCTTCTCCTCCCCTTTGTTGTAGAAGTCCTCAGAGACTGAGTACACCCCTACATCACAACTTAGCTTATCAATCACCAAGAACTTAAACTTAGTGTAGTCTACATTGAATAGACGGCAGTAGATATACACCTGTACATCATACGAGTATTTATGCCTCGCTGAGTACACAAAGTTCCTCAGGTCAGAAGATGTCTTGAGGTCAATGATAGTGCCGTCATTCTTTATGATGTCAGCCTTACCTCTAAAGGGATACCCCTCTATGTAGTCAACAGCAGGCTGTTCAAATGAGGCATCTCTTAGAAGTTCTACCGCTTGGGCATTCTTAAATATAGCCTCGGTCATACGCTCTGCTAGGCTGCGCTCCTTGACCGTGTATAGTAAATGGTTAGGGTGTTCTGCTTTCGCATCTTTCCACTTCTTAGCGTTCTTACTAGCCACATCAATAAACGTCATCTCGTCTATCTTGTGGGGTTCTAGTATCATAGTGTGGATGAGCCTACCATCCCGTAGGGCTTGGCTGTTAGTCTCCTCCCCGTACTGCATTAGATTGTAGTACGTCCTAGGGCTGTCGAGTAGCTTCTTTAGGTTACTGCTACTAAAGGCCACCTTACCTAGGTAGCCGTAGTAGAAGTCATCATCGTGGGCTTTCTCTACGAGGTAGCTTTGGTCGTGCTCCTCTCCGTTTAGCATTCTGATTTTCATATCTATTCTATTTGGTTAATCCCATTGCAAGCAAAAAGCGTTGGCCCTTGTCAGGGTCAATGCCTTTTATCAATCTATAAATAAAGGCAGAGGCTCGCTTTGTAGAAGCTACCTCCGCCTTTGTGCTGTCTACCCCTAGGTTAGTGTATAGGGATGCATCTATCCTTAGGAGTTCGTCTATCGTCTCCTTGTCCGTTAAGGCATCCTCGAATACTATCTGTGCCTTGTAAATCGCTTCAGTGTGTTTCATCATTTCTGTAGTTGTATTTGACGTTCTACTATCTCTTCATCATCACATTCGCAAGAAGAACTACTACACTCTCGGCAGCAGTTGCACTGCCAATCGTCATAACTCGTCTCACCACATATCTCACAGGTAGCATCGTGGTACTCCTGATAGCTTGCAAGTTCTCTGTCTAGGTAGTCCATTATACAGGTAGATTAAATAGGTTCTCAATCAACTGATACAACGCTAGCATCCCGATGATCCCGACTACAGCCAGGAGGGATGCAGCACCACCATAAACAATGTTTTCCTTTCGTGTAAATACTCTTTTAGACATAAGCATAAAATTTAGTTATGCTCGAATATACACAAAACAATTAACAATCAAAA